GTAGACTTGCGACCTAAAAAAAGAGCCTCGCTACGCTTACCCTTGCTGCTATTACATCTCCTACACGCAGCAACTAAGTTATCCAAGTCATCTGTTCCACCTATGACTCGTGGTTGTATATGATCCACTTCGTTTGCTGGCTCACCACAATACGCACAGATATAGCAATCACGCTTCAGTACTATCAAACGCTGACGCTTCCAGCTGCTACTACTTAGATGCTTATCAGTCATTAGTGCCAATTCCATTTCTTAAAGTGGTTGAGTGCTTGGCACATAGAACCATAACGGTTCTTATTGTACTTTATACCCCATTGCACTTGTGCTATTGGATCAGCAGTCTTTAGATATATTGAATGTCCTTGAGGTATGCCATAATGACTGCCGTTCTTAGCATTAGGCCGCCAGTTACTTTCCTTTGTATATAACTCTAAAGCGCATTTGTACTGAGTATATGGAAGATTGGCTTTTGCATACATCTTTGGAGTCATTTGAATACCATCATGTATTGGTGCTGAGGCATTAGCCGCGCTAATGAATAGTATCCCCATGACACTTACTACCGCGCAAGCTATCCGCGCTGCGGCTTGCGCTAAGTGCCTGAAGCACTTTAGCAAGCTAAGTGTAATGCCCTTGTCAAATCCATTGTTCATTTGAGCGTTCTCCTTCGGCGTGTCATCTCAATATGTGAGACGTTTCTGCTTGGTTGAATTAAGGCTTAGACCCCCATCCGGTGCCTTTTAAGTGTGTAGGTATTGAATGGTAAATCCGTTTGAATGTTCCACCGCAAGTGCAAGTGCCTATGTCAGCAGGCTTCTCAGCTGTGATTGAGAACTCTTGATCTATGGAGTTTGTGCAAATGTCGCATCGATATTCATAATTAGGCAAGGCTTATTCCCCCTTGTTGGCAAGTGTGGCAGATTGCGTTCTCAATCATCCAAGAACCACATTGCTGGCATCTGGTAGGTTCATTATTGGGTGTGCGTTCTCGAAGAAAATTCATTAAATCCCCAAGGCGCATAAAGGCTAAATACTCCTCAGCGTTCTCGCCCTGCCCATTGCAGCGGCTAACGACAAAAGCTAGTTTACCACCTTTGTTGCTCTCAGCTTGTTTTATCCAGGCTAATGGTGAGAAGTCCGAACGTGCTTTAACTTCAATCGAAAATGGTATCCCTGTTATATCCTCGCCTTGCCTACCTGCACCAGTAGATTCAGCGTAGGGATACCATTGTTTCAACCAGTCAGCCACGACACGCTGCGTCTTGTAGCCCCTGTGCTTGCGATGATTAGCCATTGACGGCATGACATTTCTCGCATTGCCATTGCAGCGGTGATAGACTAACTGTCCAAACACCTTCATCCTGATCAGGTATGTTGTTGCACATTTGGCAGACCAGCATTGGCACATCGCCGTAGAATTCGACTGTGCCATCTGGTCTAACTATTTCTGCAAAACCCATTTATTCAACTCCTTCCGGTAATCGAAAATGTCCATCCTTATTTACGCGATACCAAATAGGTGAGCATTGAGCATCCTTTGATAATCCCTTGCCTGCGCACATCGCACCTTGCCACGCTTTGCCATTGCTAACGCCTGTTTTTATCGTACGTTCTCCGTGCATACAAAGTGGAACGATTGAAACTTCTCCAAACGATTGCTGAACTAATTCTGCAGCTGCAGCAAGAGTTGTAACTTCCTGCTTTGGCTTTTCACTAACAAATTCATCCCAAGTATTGTTGATGGCCAGCGGTGCATTAGCAATGGTTTCACTTGCTACATCGTTCTTTACTCTAGCGACTTTTCCCATTTCTTCTCTGCTGGGGCGTTTACCTTTAGCTGCGTAACCTGCGTTTGCAAGCGCACGGCCAATCGCTGAAGTTTCACAATTCTCCAATGCACTAGTCGAATTAACGCCGCGGTCAGTAATCTTCTCCTCAGCGTATCCGGTTGAGAACGCGACACCATCTGCAAAAGTCCGGTATATATACGCTTTAACAATAAATCTATCATTCGCAAAACTCTCCAGTTCTGTGTCTATTCGGAAGTCTGGAAAATCTTTAATAAACTTCTCCAGTCTTACTTCTACTGTTTCATAATTATCAAGATTAAAAGCCATTTAATACTCCTTGTTTAGTGTTGCTGTTGGTCTTTGCATACTCTATCTGTTGATCTAATGAGAAGTATGAGCCATCAGCCCACTTAGATACGTCAATCGCGCAGTCATTACAATACGAACGCTTGCGACCATTACTTTTATGTAATTCTGAATGAACTGTCCAAGCAGCTTGTTGCTGGCCTTTGATTGTGGTTGAACCAAACCTGCTTTTGCAGTAGTCGCACCAAACGCCAATCTTGGCTTTACTCAACAAGATAATCCTCGTTTTCTGTTGCCAATTCAGCTGCAAGTGCCAAATATGCACAAGCATCAACGTAGGAGTCAATATGGTGAGGACTCTCTTGGATTCGTGAGAGTTTGACTTCGACCATTGCCAAACACGCTTGGTAATCCGTAATGGGAGTTTCAAGCAACAACTGGAGTCGCATTGCGATTCTTGTTTGGTTGATTCTTGGGTGGCCATAAATTGCGCCTCGCTGAGAGATGACATCGGTTGCACTCAATAGGATTTCTCTAGCGATCATTTCTCACCGGCACTCGCATGAGTGAACGGCCAGCAATGTAACCTTCTCGTTTGCCATTATTAAAACCTGACCAGTAAGCAGAGAAAGCAGCTAGTGGTATTCCCACTATGACTAATAGCAAAGAAAGTGCGTTTAATTCTTCCATTTGTAGCCCCTAACTGTTCACAAACCTTTTGTGAATAACTCTAGGGTGACACTCTTTGAGGCTTAAATCAACCTCATAATGGCATATTTTGATAACGATTTGATAACGAAATCTTCGTCATATCCAAGCCAAGTTTCACCGCAGCAGGTCTCATCCATAGACTTTGCCCTCAAATATGAAACTGCCATCCTTCTCAATAGGCACGGCAATCGGGATAACACGCTTACGATCTGTGTACATGACACCAAAACCAGCCTGCCAGTTAAAGGTTCCCTTGGTATAATAAGCCTGTCTTGTATCCATCATGTGTCCTACTTCAAAGCCTGTAAGCCTAGATACCTCTAAACCGCCTGAGGATTGCGTATAAGAGGATATACCCTGTCTGTGAGTATGACCACAAACAACTGACTTTCCATGCCTCTTAGCAGCCTCTAGAGCCGTTAAACCGCCATGTGGCTTGGTTCCCTGCTCATCACCATGAACCATAATCCAGTTAGTATTTGGAATCTGATATGGCTTTTTATGGTAGGTAATGCCTAATTCGGGAAGTCTAAGAAAATTTTCAATCTCTAATTCAGGTGCGCCGATAAGGCCGGGCAATCTCGTAGAAATGGCATTGAATAACCTTGCGCCATGGTTGCTTCTACTCAGCTGAGTAATCTGTAAGTCATACATGACATCCACACACATATCGCGGTCTTTGCCAATAGTCTTGGAATGTTCATCAAAACCGGAACTCCAACGCGAAATGGTCTGAAAATCTATTTCATCGCCCACACAAATTACTTCGTCAGGCTTGAACTTCTTGATGAACTTGGAAACGTTGGCTACTGCTTTGGGGTTGTGAAAGGGAACTTGTAGATCACTTATCACGACTATTTTCAAGGTTAGTCCTCGTCATCCTCAAAGTCCGAATAATCGGGCTGGTCTGGCAACCAATTTGGTTGTGGCAGGATTGTTGCAGGATAAGTCTGTGGGGCAGTTATTAGGTAAAGTGAATGATCTACGCTAAAACCTGCTCTACGCAATGACTTGTAATACTCATTAAGGCCAATGCAATACTGGTCTAAAGCTGAGTAGTCAGTTACGTCAATGACTTTTCTGCGTGCCATAGGAAAATTATCGCTCTAAAAGTATGTTGTAAATCTCATCAACACGCGAATTAAGTCGCTTAATTTCACCAAGTAAATGAGTGATGACATAGCCGGATAATCCACCAATTACGGAAACTGTGGCTATGTATAACGTGAAGAAATCGGTTTGTGTCATTTTTGAATAGATAACACGTAAAGTGTGGCTGTTCCAGTAGAAGTAATTGCATAAACGGCATTTCCATGGTTTTGAACAATAGTTTTATCTCCGTTATCCATACGGTAGCCATTAGCAGTAGTTACATCAGCACCGCCAAGATAGATAGTTCCTGAACCTGAGTGTAAGTGGATTTCCTCAGCTGCATTATCTTCGGCAACTACTACTGATCGTGTGGTTGTAACTGAATACTGTGCGCTAGATACTGTCATTTTTTAGGTGTCGCATATCCAAAGACTCCGGCCAAGATAGCCCAAAGTACTGCGCGATAATCAAGTGAAAAGTTAGAAGCTGCCCATGCAGCCAAAAACGCACCTGACATTAGGAATATAGGATTTTTCATTGTTTGCCCCCTAGAAGCGGTATTTCAAAAAAAGAACCATCGTTATCACCTTGAGCCGTAAACGAGATATGAATGTGGCTGGTGTGTGGGTCAATGCCGGAGTATTTGCGCCATTTATAGTTAAGGATTGCAGAAGCAATTCTGCCGTTGAAGATGACATAACTAATGCGTTTGTCTTTCTTTGCGGCAAGCCTAATTTGATCAGCAAGATAGGTTGCGTTGTTCTTTGCTTTACCCAAATCTGAGTCAATGTCAATGGCTCTAACGACCAAAGAAGGTGCGAGAGGATTATGATCAGACTTAGTCGCTGCGTGGCGAGCATCCCCAATCCACCCATCGGAACGGCGATCTCTATCTGGGAAATGGTCATCTATTTGTTCCCGTAGTTGAACGCCAGCCTTACAAAGGTGCGGCTTCATCAACAACCTTTGGGGTTTTGACCTTAGTTAAAGATTCTAAATACGCCTGATAATCAGAATTAGATTCATCTAAAGGAATAAACCATTCTTGGCCATTTTCCTCAATTTTTTTGAGGACTTTTCCACTATTAGCAATATCGAGCATTTGATATGTAAGTTTCATTTATAACTCCGAACTATATTCGATGTAAGGTGCAGATGAATTGGCACCAATAATAATAACTGACTGACCCGCAACCAATCCAGCGGCGCAGTTGGCAAACAAGCCAACAGAATCAGGATTTGCTTGGTCTAAACTAATTGTTGTAACAGCTTGAGTTGTTACCGCCCCAATATTAAGATTAGTTTGGTTAGTAATAGAGAATGAAGGAGATGTTCTCATCGTTGTTGGAAGTTTTGCCATCCATTTTGCTTGTGTTGTTGATGCAGCAAAACCACCACCAAAATAAGTGTAGTTAGATGCAGATGTTTGACGATAGTAATACCTTTGACACGCAGCCAATTCACCTTGTTTAGTTCCAGTTGCAGTTTGGAAAACTGATGCTGATGAAGCGGCTTCTACTTGCACTCCCCAAATGTCTAGGTTAGCACCCGATGCGGTTCCACCATTTCTAAAATAAAATATAAGAGATGAGTTAGTTCCAATAGTTTTTCCAGATATTGAAGGAATTGCATAAGTAAAAGAAAATCGTTGCCACGAAGTAGTTAATGAAACGTTATTTGCAGATAATTGAACTGTGGTTGATCCACCAGTACCGAAGTTTTGGTCGCCATATACCAATCCAGTTCTTGCTGAATCTGCCTTAGCCCAAAAAGAAACTGTTGCGGTTTGTCCGGCCAAAGTTCTAACATCTTCAATTTTTTGTGATATTTGAAAAAAAGTGGAAGTTCCTGCTGCTGTTACTGCTTGGCGCAAGAAATAAGAACCTTCATAACCTGCAACTGGCGCAGTACCAGCTGTGAAAGTTTGTTGAGTAACTGTTACTGTTCCTGTGCCATCGTGAGATTCATAAAATCTGTCTGCTAAATATGAAGTGCTTGTTGGGCTTGTAAAAGTTGTGCCGCGTTGCCAAATACCAAAATCGCCGTTGATAATCTTGTTCTTGCCAGCGGCATATTGAGCAGATTCAAGCAGATTTACTGTGCCCGACAGATCGTTCATATTTGTGGCAGATAAAACATCGCCTGTGGCGTAGTTCACTTTTGTTGGAAATCCGACAGCCATTTATTTCTCCTTAGTAAGACAGAACGGAAGTTCCAAGAATTCCGTATAGGGTAGAGTCTAGCAAAAATCCATCTACTATGGGTTCACTTGTGGTAAAGGTTGTGAGCCAAGTTGATGGGGTAATCTCATGTTGAACACCCATACATTGCAGGGTTTTGTTTATTGTTGTGCCATCTTGAGCCACGTTCTTGATGGCGATGGTGTCAAAGAAATCTAGGGTCAGGGCTGCGGTAGTTCCAGCACCGCTAGTAGCGTTTAGATCAAGAGTAATAGCGTCAATCCGAATTGTGGTTTCAGCTCTAGTTGCCACATATATTTTGGCCACATCTGCCACTTGAGCATCGGTTTGAAGCATTAAATCTGTGTAGTTGATGGTGTGAGGGAAATACTTGGCAATAGAAGCGGCGTTCTCAGAAGTCTGAGCTGTTCCACCTGTTCGTGTGAAGGATGACTGGTTAATAATCAACTTGTCATCAAAAGCAAAAACTACGTTCTTATAGCCTATGCCTGTGCCATCATTAGCAAAATTAGTTGGATTTTGACCAGATTTCTTTTGAATGTAAGAACGAGAATGGAACTCAGCGTTGCCAGATGGGTTGAAATAGAACGAGCCTTGTTCGCAGAACTCTAGGTTCTTGATGGCTTGTAGGGCTGTGCGAGAAGTTCCGGGGTCTGCTAAGACTGTGGCTGAACCTGTGTCAATCTCACGCATAGAGGAAGGCCAGCCCACTTGATCTAAAATATTGCTGACTCGTGCGCTTGTTATCTGTCCAGCACTTGTGCCTGCAACTGTGGTGATATTGGCTTGAGCAAACAAACGGAAGGCATCTACCAATTCAATATCTACAAAGCCAATTTCCATATCCTTTGGGTAGGTGTAATTGTAGGAGATTGTGTAGCCTGAGAATAAAAACGAGTCATTGCCAAGGATACGCATCTTACGAAGCGGTATTAACTTGCCATAATAAGGAGAAGCAGAGTTTTGAGGGTTCCATGCGCCTGTCGGGTCATAGACTCTGACTGAGGCAGTTCCGGCTTGAAATTGGTCTTGTAGCAGGTCATAACCACGTCTAATGGTTATTTTGCCCACTTGGTTTGATATATTAACAATATCGTTGGCATTATCAGCCAGACGATCTGTTCCAAGGATTCCGTGCTGGGTATCGCCAAGAGTAAAGCCATAACCAAATATAGGGCCATTACTAAAGTCAAATTGAACAGTTACGGAAGGAAGTGCCATTTATCCGCCGTAGTTAAAGAAGCCGTTGCGGTTTACTGTTGAACTGCCACCATTGGCGTTTGCACCTACTACGGCTGCGTTTATGCCATAAGCCATTGCTGCTGGATCAACAAACACTTGGACAGCTAATGGGTTGTTTTGTCCATAAGTAAAATTACCTGTTGATTGTGTATAAGAACTTGTTGGCATTGGCAATTTTGGAAGATTGCTCAATTCCTTGAACATATCAAGAACTTGTTGAGTTTCATCATTTACAAGTTGATACGACATATCTACTGAATCTAAAAGGGCAGCTGAATAATCAGAAGCCAATAGTTGTTGAGCAGGAGTTAATAGGGGCTTGCTTAATAAACCAATTTCTTCACGAAGTTTAATAATACCGTCTATGGCGTTCACAATGCCAGTCATCCAGTTGCCAAATGGATCAGTATTGCTTGCCATAACTGCGGCTAATTGAGCAGTTAATAATTCCTGACCTAATTTTGCTGCAGCATCCGCATTTTCCATAAGAATGGCTTGTTGAAGTTTAAGTCTTAATTTCTCATCTTCGCTGACTTTATTTTGAAGCGCGGCAGTATTTTGAATTAACTCCATATTCATAATCATTGAAGTTTTGTCAAATATAGCTTTAGCCTTTTGCAAAGCGGTTTGTTCTTTGATTGCACCGGTTTGTTTTGCAGTAAGAGCCACTAATTCTTTTTGACGTTTAGCAGCTAACGCATCGGCTTTTTGACGCTCTTTAATTAGTTTAATATCTTTAGCGGTTAATCCAGTTCCTACTGAATTCATTGGATTATATGGGGCGTTTGCTACTTTATTCTTTTTGGCTTGAGCAGCTTGGTACCCACCAGTTAATTTATCGGTAGCACTTACAATTTTGCCAATAAAGCCAAATATTTGACCAAAGAATCGTGCTGTATTAGCAGCAGCGTTAGCCAAGGTTTCAATGTCTTTAACTAAACCTTCAATGTCACCTTTTTTACCAGCAGTAGCAGTTAAAGCATCAACAAGGCCTTTGCCAATAGTTTCTTTAGCATTATTAGAAGCAATAGTCAAAGCATCTAATTTTCCGGAATAAGTATCTGCTGCTAAAGATGCTTGACCAGAAAAAGTTTCGTTTATTTTACTTAAAATCTGTTCAAAGGACATTCCAGCTAATTCAGCTTGAGTCAATCCTAAATTGTATTTTCTAAGTCCTCTAAGATTTCCAACATAAGCCTGTGATAAATCCTGAACTGTGGTTGTTAAATCAACGCCTGCACCAGCAGATGCATCAAGCGCAGTTGTAAGTAATTCTTTTGATTTAGTATAAGACTGAGTAACTTGAATTAACTTGGCAAAGGATGGTCTTAAAAGGTCATCATTAACATGGTAAACCTTTTCAAGTCCTTGCACAAAGTTTTCAACGTTTGTTGCTTCATAAGCCAAACCAAGATTTGTAACTGTCTTTGAAAGTTGGCGTGCGGCCTTATCATCTTGAACAAAAGCAGCTAAAGAGGCTTTGCCAAAAGCATAGGCCTTTTGTGCGCCTTGTAATCCGATATAGCCTTTAGCAAGAGTCTTTACACCCTTACTTAATCCTAAAATATCCTTGTTGGCTTTATTAAATGCAGGTTTGCCTTTATATTCGGCTGCAATTCCAACGACTAAATCAGTTGTTGCCATTAGACATTCCTTCTATTCTTAAAATTATTAGCAGCAATTTGCAACGCTTTCATTACTGCCGCAGTCGCCCTACCTTGATCTCTATTCCAAGCTGCGAACATAGCGCGGCCTTGTAAACGCCCACGGCCTTCCATAGCACCTAAAGCCTTTGCAAAGTTAGGTCTGTGTCTGCCACCTGTTTGTGGGGCTCTGCGACCAGCAGTTTCATAGATAGCCCCAATGGCCGACTTATTATGAATAGATGCAGCATAAGAGAAACCACGGCGGTTTGGCTTAGATGGGGTTGTTCTGTAAGTAATTCCACGTCTAGCGATTGAAGTGTCCCATGTTGGAAATCTACCTTCGCTAAAAGGTCTTGGCCGCCAACCAGATAAAGGAGTTACGGCTGGAACTAGATTACGAGCCTGTTGAACGATTGGCTTTAATGCGCCAGCCATTTCTTTTTGCGTTTCTCTGGCTAAATCAGGTTCAAAATTCTTTAACGCGTAACGGAGTTGCTTAACGCCTCTTAGTTCCGTTGGCATTATTCATCTCCTTTGCCCTGTCTTTCATAGCCATTAAATAAGTCTTGAACATTCGCACATCCATCTCAATGAAGGATTGTGCAGGAATTCCCGTTTCTAAACTCATTCGTGCAATGAGGTAGGTCAGGGAATCCCTAGTTAGTCCAAAGGGTCATCATCAAGAACTTCCACTTTAACAAGAGAATCAACGAAATCTCCGGGGAAAGGTTTTACTGTTTCCCCTGATCTGCGTATACATTCCCAAGCCAACCAATAGATGTCCGTTTGGCGTTCAAAATCTCGAAATGCTTTGTGCATTCCAATTTTTGCATATGCTTCAAATGCCACTTCTATTGCAGGTGTAATTGCGTGAGTAGTATCGCTGCCATCAGCTCTTACGATTCTTAACTTTGCCATTTTTAGCCCTTTTCTTTAGTTGTTTAGAATGTACCTGTTGTCGCTGTTGCAGTCTTGCTATTGCAAGTGAAGGTGATGTCAATCGTTGCTTCATCTGCTACTGCGCCATTGATGTCTGTGATGTTATCAACAAGAACTGTACCTGTATAAAGAACGTTTGTTGCTGATACTGCCGCTGACTTATCTTGTAGAGCTGTGAAAGCAACTGTTGTGCCGTAGGCAGCTTGTAGAGTAGCAAGAACTGAGCCTGCTGCTGTATCGTTCAAAAATGATACTGTGATGGTATCAGCTGAAAGTCCGGTAACGAACTTGTGTGCTGTGTCTCCCATTGCAGTTACTTCTAATTGGTCAGCTTGGCGGCTTAGTGTGAAGGCTGTAACGTGATCTGATAAATCAATCGTTGCAAGTTTGAAGCCAACTTTATTGTTTAGAAAAATTGCCATTGTTTATTCCTCGTCTTTCTTGGCTGGTGCCTTTGGGGTGGTGTTGATTTGACCGATCTTCTTCAAGAAAGCCAAATCCTCAGGTGTTAGATCGGACATATTAACTCCAACTCGTAAGTAGGCTCACACGAATTTCCGTTGTGAGAAGGTCTCCAGCAGTCGTATCAACAGATACTCCAGACACAGAGCCAATATTATAGGTTAGCGATGACGCTGCTAGTTTAGTAAACACGCCAACGATGAAGGTTTCCATATCTTGCAATGAACCTTGATTGTCTAATAATGGTAAATAAAGTTTAATTCTAAAGTTAGCCAAAGGTGCAATGGTTATATGCTGGTTATTGCTTGGCGTAATGTATGGGTCATCCGGCTCTACAACCACGCTGTTGGCCAACGGGCTGGCAGGTGGAAAAGAAAATACCTGCCATACCGTTGGATTATCTAAAGCCGTTGCAATGGTAGAACGGAGAGTTGTGACGGCAACTGTCATCCGACTAGCCCATTTGGGTTTAGATAATTCGCAATCAAACCTCTAACGCGTGCTAAAAGTGTATTGCCCATACGATATGGTGAAGGTGTAAATCCGTCTGGTGAAACGCCACCAGCATTTGAAAGTTGTCTTGATTGCCAAATATCCACGGCAATTAGTGTGGTTGCTTCTCTAACTTCCGGAACTGTTGCAAAATCCACGTTAGTGGATGCTGCTACTGTCGCATAAGGTTGGATTGGGTTTTTGACTTGATCTGAACCAGTTGCTGCGTATGAAATAGAATAATTATAGGCCGTCAAAGAATAGTTCTGATAATTTAGCGCAGATACTTGAGTTGCGCCGTTAATTTCGGTGATTGTCTTAGTTCCGTTAAATGGAGTGCCAGCATTTGTAATAGTTACGCTTTGGCCGACATACATTCCATGAGGTTCTTGAAAATAAAGAGTTGCTACGTTGCTTGTCAGGCTTCTAGCCGCTGCGTAATAATTGTTATACCATAAATGCCCTTTAATAATGTTTTCAGCTGCTTGGCATACTTCTTCAACGACTGAATCTGAATAGAGAGAACCAATACCCAATACAACGCGTAATTCGGCTTGAGTGCAAAATGTTGCTGCCATGATTTCCTCTCTAATGAAAATTGTAGGGGCTAAGGGCTACAAAGCCCCTACAACACTATTTCAAAGCGTTGGTTATGCAACCATCCACTTGTATGCGCCTGCTGCAACCTTAGTTGCGATTGCGCCGTAGCCGTAGTAGGCCACGTTTACTTGACCAGAAGCAATAACTGCTGCTTCTAGCTTGAATTGTGGTGATTCGTACCATGTGTATGATTCTGGATTTACAACGATGATTGAGTCATCGCCTGTACCGGAAAGGTTACGATCAACGTATAGGTTGTAGCCATTGATGTTTCCCTTAAGTGATACTGGTGATGCGTTGCCGCCAGCGTTCATTGGTTGTGTCGCTGTATAAATTGCGCGATTTTGACCATCCACAAGACCCATGATTGCACCCCATTGTGCTGGGGACACGATAATGTTTTGTGCGAAACCTAGTGTGTTTGAGTAAACAGATACTGCGGCATCTGATACGAAAGCAAGAAGGTTAGCTGCTGACATTGTGCGGTTTCCGCCATCTGTCGCTGCTGCTGCAACTACTGTTGCAACGCGTGCATCTGTAGCCTTTGCGTATGCAAATTCCATGTTCTTTACAAGTTCAGCAAAAAATGCTGGGCTTGAACGATCTAGGATTTCTACTGAGAATGTTTGTTGTCCAGCAAACTTTTGAACTGATACTGAAAGGTAAGAATCAGCAAGGTTTGTGTCTGATGGAGTTCCGGCTTCTGCTGTTACTGCAACTGTTGGAACCTGTGAGATTTTAGGAATCTGGAAAGTCATTCCTGCATCTGGAAGTACTCCACGTGAGATTGCGTCAATAAATGGGCGATCTGCATTTGCAAGTGGGTTGATAACTTCTGTTAGCTGACGTGTTGGAACAAGACCAGCGTTGTTTGAAGTTGATGCTGCTGCTGCGCGGATGTATGCGCGTGCGTCATCTTCACCAAGTTGTGCGCGAACTGTGTTCTCTAGGAATTTTTCCTTTGTGAACTCAAGACGTGGTTCGGTGTAAAACGATGCTGTTACTGTTGGGCGTGAGGCTTCAACCGCAGGGGTTTCTACTACAGCCTCAGGTGCTACGGTATCTGGAGTTGTATCCAAGATAGCCTCACTTTCTGATTGGGTGGTTTCGGTTACTGCTTCATCTACGGTTTCTGCCGCTGATGCTGCAACGCTAGTTACTGCTGCTGAATCAAACGCAGCTGCTTGCACAAGGCTTGTTTCAAACAAGCGTGCTGATTGAACATAGAGAACGCCGTTACGTGGCTCTGATGCTAATACTTCTACTCCAACACTAAGCCCTGAACGAAGACCGTCTGATGCTTCGATTAGTGAGTCAGTTCCTCGGCTAGTGTTGGATACTTTGAATGATGCAAATACTCCAGCAGGAGTTTCATTGAAGGCAACGGCTTTGCCGATTGGCTTTTTG